GTTTCGGATTTTAACGGGGCCGTCGGTGGGGAGAAGTTCAGACCTGGCGTTGGCTTGGAAACGCAGGACCGCTTCGAGGAGGAGAGGATGCCGAACCTTGCTCATGCCCTCAACCGGCGCACCGTCCGAGGCACCCTGAAGACCGGGCACTTCGATCTTCAAGCCCAAAAGCTTCACACCCAGAGTGCGATCTTCAATCCAGTCCTTGCGGCTATCGATATCGTTTTCAATACCGCGCATAAGTTCGCCGCTGATGCGGCTCAATTCATCCTGATCAATGTCATCGACCAGATTGTCAAACCAGCCAGACGGTCCCTTCTTGCCGGCTTCCTCAAGCGGCCGGCCGTCCAGAGATACCGTGACCGAGCCATCGCCATGTTCAATCTTGAGGATGTTGCCCTTTTCATCGATGTCGGGAACATCAGCCCCTTCATCGGTCATCTCGACGATAATGTCCTGCGCGTCAGGCTGATCCTGATCCTGCTGACCAGGTTGACGAATGTTGTACGGAACGAGTCCGGGTGCGGACATATCAATTCTTCCTTATGGCGTCGTCATGCAAGCACAGCATCTCTTCCACAAAGAGATCAATGCCTTCCTGCGCCGCCAAATTATCAGTTTTTGCCTCAATAGTATAGGTTCGGGTATGGTCATAAGGCGGCTGGCCCCAGACCTTCACCTCCCACAACGGCACCGGCCCCCCGCGAATCTCGTCCACGGTGGCACTCGCCAGAACACGCCCACTCTCACTCACTGCTCATTCCCCTTGAAATCTTCGTCCATCCAACTGGCATGGAACCCCTGATTTACCCATTCCTTCAAACATTTCGGGCATCCGGGCAGAAACCGCCCGAACTTCCGCATCCCCTCGCCCTTAGGAAGCTTCCGAATGCCGCCATGCCGGCCGCAATTTTCTATATGTCCTTGATTTGACATGACATTTCACCATTAAGCCGGGTACAAAGGCTGCGAATAGCTTTTCCCGATGTACCGTTTCATATCCTCAATCTCTTCCGTGCGCTCCGCAAACCGGGTCAGCATCCCCATTTCCCGCAAATGCCGCAGCGCCATAGACACCGTATCCACCAAATCGTCATGCTTTCCCTTCGGGAACTGCCCAACCTGCTGGATCACCATGTCCGCCCACTGCCGATCGGGCGCATGTACCATGCTTTCGGCAAACAGATGCTGAACCGAATACAGCCGGGCCAGCTTGTCCTGAGACTTCGGATCCACCAACTGGCAGGCAAAGCTGGACGAATTGTACAGCCGGCGGATTTCCTGCGCCACCGAGTGGCCTGCCGCCTTGTTTTCAACAATCAGCTTGTCAACCTTGTACTGCTTTGCCGTCTTGGCAACCTTCTCAACCAGTTCATGCAGTTCCAGCCGCTCCTGCCACGCATGAATCAGCATCACCTTCGGCGACTGCTCGCCAAACCCAGTCTCAAGCTTATTCCTGATCCGCATCGCCTCGTCGAATATGTTCTCGCGCTCGCTCTGGCTCGCCCGCTCATTGTTCCGGCCAACATAGTTCGACGGCGAATTAGCCACCGTCGCGCTGAAAACGCCCCAGACACTCAGCGCGCTAAAATCATTTTCCGTCTTGGTCGTGTACGCCGTGTCCAAAGCCGCAATCACATAGTCAAACGGCGGGAACGAATCCAAATCCCATGGCTGCCACCATTCCTTCTTGATCACGCCGCCGTCAGCCGGATCCGGCCGCTGCTGCAACTGACCAGCCGCCGCAAACGGACCCAACTGCTGCTCCAGCAACCGCACTTCGTTCTCGCCGAACCGGTCAGGCCAAAGCAGCATGTTCTGCCGCTCCTCCGTCAAAACCTTCTGCGCCGCCGAATCTCTGGGTATCCGCCGTCCGCTCTCGTCAACATAAACCAGCGGCTCGCCCTCATCATCCAAACCCCTTGGATCCTGCCAGCCCGTAACCAGATAACTGTGCCGCTCCCACTCGTACTTCATCGGCAAACACAAATGGTGCCAGTCGCCAACCTGCTTTTCCAGAATATGGCCGGTCAAATCATTCTCAGCCAGCCTCTGCTGAATGATAATAAACGCGCCCCTCTTGGCATCGTTCAGTCGCGTACTCAGCGCGCTGTCCCACCAATCGATCGTCGTCGCAATCGTCGCCTCGCTGAACGCCTCCTGCGCCGCGTTCGGGTCGTCAACGATAATGATATTGCCGCCTTCGCCGGTCAGCGCCGAACCCACCGAAGTCGCCAGCCGGCTCCCGCCCTGGTCATTGTCATAACGACCCTTCGTGTTCTGGTCGCTCGTCAGCATAAACCGATCGCCCCACCGCTCCTTGTACCAGCTACTGTCCAGCAAGCGGCGCGTCTTAACGCTGTCACGCAAACTCAACTGCTGGGCAAACGACGCCGTCAGAAACTGCACACCCGGACCACAAGTCGCAGACTTCTTGCGCTGCGCCCAGACCCAGGCCGGAAACGCCACGCTGCACAGCGTACTCTTGGAACAGCGCGGCGGGATGTTCACAAGCAGCCGGCGGATGTCGCCGTCCGCGACAGCCATCAAAGCCTCGCTCACCGCCTCAAGCGGCCAGCCATGCACAAACGGGTTCGGGTCAATATACTTCCACGCAGCGACCATGAACTCGTACAAGTCCTCTTCGCACTTGTTCCGCTCCAGATCGATCAACGTCGCGTCAAGGTCGTACTCCTTGCCGCCAAACATAAACTTCTTGCCCATAAGCCCCTGATCACAAAATGCGATGCTGCTAACATCGGGACGCTACGCCCGTTTACAAGTCTAGACAAGACGCCGGCCGCCCCGGTAGGGTCCGGCACCAACTAAAGGAAATTCCATGGATCCGCTGTTCAAGCCGCACAAAGTCCAAGTCGATGCCGCCCGCCGCCGGGCGCTGATTACCGAAGTCGTCATGGCCATGCTCTCAAACGTCGAGTCGGTCAGCTTCCACGAAGTCCACCACACGCTGCCCGAAGTCAAAGACCTGCCGATCACCAAGACCGGATGCGGCAACGTCTTGGCCCTCATGGTCAAAAGCGGCGAACTGATGCGGGTGCCGGGCAGGCCGGGCAATTTCAGGCTGCCGCCGAAAAAGAAAGCCGTGCTGCCGGTCAGCACAGACCCCACCAGCACCATCCGGCCGCCGTCGCTGGCTAGGCTGATGGCCGGGCGCTAGATGGTACCTTGAAATTTTTGGGGGTACCCCCCCCGGGGGGTACTTTAATTATTTTATGGGATTCGCTTTTTGAGAAACCGGGGTCAATTTATTTTTTGGCGCGTTTCTGTTTTGCGGGGTTTCACTGGTACCTGAGAGTATCTGCTGGGATTTTCCGGGGGCGGGGCGGGGAGGGACCCATTGTCCGTGTGCGGATGGTCAGTGTGCTGATTATCCGTGCGCGGACGATCAGTGTGCGGAGCAATCGATCCGTGTGCTGATCAGTTCGTCCGTGTGAAGATTGCTTTGTCCGTGTGCGGATTAATTCGCCTAGGCGCCGGCTGGCGATTGATCAGTGCGCGGATCAATTAGTTTGTGTGCGGACTAATCGCGCCAAGATCTAATCGCGCCAGGCGCGCGCGCTATTCAACATCGGTTGCATCGGTGTCAATGATATCGCCGCGCGCAGCGAGCAACGCTTGTTGCAAAGCATCGCGCGCTTCAACATCAAGCGCGCTTGTGTCGAGATGAACGACTTGCGATTGCGTTTGTATCGGCCGGCCGTCAGGCCCGGTTATCTCAGTCCGCGAAACGTCGCGCCATCCGCCGCGCGTCTTCATCCAGAAGATCGCGCTTGCCGTGTCGCCGTCCATTGCCTTTTTCCATAACGTGCCAGCAACGCGCGCCGTTGCGTCGGGCCCGGCCATGTCTAGTTCATCGCGGAAATACTTTTCGAGCGTATCAAGCGAAAAGCCTAAAAGCTTTCCGATGATTTCTTGCGGAACGCCAACGGCCGCATATTGATAAACAGCCGCGCGCTGTTCATCGCTTGGCTTGAAAGGTGCGCGGCCGCCTTTGCCGCCTTTTCCTTTTTGGCCCTGAATTGTGGGAACGCGCGGCGGCGGCATTGGCAAGCCGTAAGCCGCAAGCGGCAATCCATAGATTAGCGGTTGCCCCGCTTCCAGTTTTTCGCGCACGTTAACTGCATCGCGCGTCGGGTGAACGGGCTTGTCTGGCGGGCAAACGTCAAAAGTCTCGGGCTGTTCGGGCTCTGGTTCGGGCATCAAATCGCCTTTGGCGGGTTTTACACTAGCCAAAGAGTGAAACATCGGGCTCGGGATACAAGGCCTATCGAGCCCGCTGGCGGCCGGTTTGGACCGCCATGCCCAAATACGTCCCCGCCGCCCTTTGCCCGCCGTGGGGCATCCCCGCCCGAGCCCCACTTCCCTTCGCACCTGCAATAGGTTTCTATTCTCGCACGGGATTATCCAATGATTTCAATATTCCTACATTTTCGCCATTGCAGCATGCGAGAATTGATTTGCCTGTAACCGCCTGGAAACTAACACAAAAAACCATGTTGCAGCGCGAAAAACTGCATTCTCGGCAATCGGGCTATCTAAAGGGGGAGGGGAGGGGGAGGGGGGGAGGGGGGGAAACTGATATGAGGAAAGAATGTAAAAATATAAGATTATATATAATATATTACTATTATTCCTTATAAAACAAAGCTTTAACCCTAGTTAATAACCAGTCTCAAGTAATGCAAGAATTGACCGAGAATGCAGGGAATAGGTTTGCCCTCCCCCTCGCAATATGCGACATATAACAAGTGTTACGATTTGAACTTAACCCAAGGAAAGGTAAAACATGCGCCCATTATATGAGATTGCCCGAGATATCCGCTCCAATTGGCCGAAGGTTAACTACGCGGCCAAACCGTACCTAGACGCTATGCTATCCCTTTCGAGCCCGGCCGAAAATTACGGATACGATAGCGGCAAAAGCATTGTCCTATATTTCCTGTCCAATGCTGCTACTTGGCGCGGGCCGGAAGCGAAGCGCATCAAGGCGGAATTGAAAGGTATGCTGGCGGGGTAACCCCCAAAGCCCCACAAGCCGGAAAAGAGCCCCTTCGCGGGGCTCTTTTTTTTGCCCGGCCGGCCCGCTTGGTTAGAATTATTCTAACCTGGAAACTTGGAACAATTCTAAAAGATATTTATTCCCCCCGTTCGCGTTACGCGATAAGGTGCGGTCATTGATTTGCTAAAAAAAGGAATAACCCATGCGACCGCACATTGCCTTCACCCGAGTATCGTCTAACGCAAAAACCGGCCCGATCCCCGTCACTACCACGAGCGCGGAAACTTGTCCGCCAGCTTGCCCGCTTAAAGGTTCGGGCTGCTATGCGGAAGCGGGCCCGCTTGGAATGTTCTGGAAAAAGGTTAGCGCGCACAAGGCCGGCATGGCATGGGCCGAAGCAATGCAGCAAATCGCCCGGCTCCCCAAAGGCACGCTCTGGCGGCATAATCAAGCCGGTGACCTGCCCGGCGAGGGCAACGATATTGATCCGATTGCTTTCGCGGAACTTGTGAAAGCAAATCGCGGCCGGCGCGGATTTACCTACACCCACAAGCCCATGACGCTTGCGAACCTGACAATGGTCCGCATCGCTCTTCGCGAGGGCTTCACGGTCAATTTGTCGGCCGACAATCTGGCGGAAGCTGATGAACTTGCGGAAACCGGCGCGCCGGTTGCGGTTGTATTGCCTAGTGATCAAACAACCGCACTAAAGACCCCGGCGGGCCGTCATGTTGCGATTTGTCCCGCTACGATTTCAGATAACGTGCAATGCGCATCTTGCGGCCTGTGCGCGGAAGCGGGCCGTAAAAGCATCATAGGCTTCCCGGCCCATGGTACTAGCAAGCGTAAAGTTTCCAACATTGTTTCGAACTAAGGAAAGGGAAAAACATGTCTCAAGGTATCCAAAACCGCATCGGGAATTATATGCATGCGGACGGCGCGGTCCGCCGTCGCCGCATTGGCAAGCGCGATTATATTATTGGCATCGCCGGCGCTTATAATGCGTTCGGACTAATCGGGCCCGAGCATAACGGGCTGTTTATTTTGGACGATACAAAAAAGCGCGTGGTGTTGGACCGCCATGCAGAAAGCCCGCAAGGCGGATATTTCGGACCATCCCGCGAACAATGGGCAGAACTTGAACGAGTAATGAAGATGGAGCCCGAACACTTTAAAACCTTTTGCGCTAACCATCCCCGCGCACGTTAACAAGGAAACTAATCCCATGATTTGCGAATGTGATAATTGCACTTGGACCGGCCGCGATAATGAAACGGCCGAAATACAATCTTATTATGAGAGGGTGACCCCCGGCGGCATTGCACCGGCCGGCGAATGCCCGGAATGCGGCGCGCTGGCTTATCCCGTGCCCTGCCCGTCTTTTCGTGATGACGGGCGCGGTTGCTGCATTGATTGCGGCGAATTTCACGGGCACAGTGAACCGTTTCACGCTGGCAATGATAGGCTAATAGATGCAGCGGCCGACCTTCTAGAAGCATTGCAAAATATGGTGGCGCATTTTCCGCATTGGGCGTCACAGATTGAAATGAAGCAAATTGACCGCGACGCAATCAACATGGCCCGCGCGGCCATCGCCAAAGCAACGGAAGGAAAATAACCCATGACAATAGAAGACTGGCTGCCCACGCCTGAGCGGGCCGAACAATTGCGCGCGGCGTTCTGTACTGTCGCGCCCAAAAACTGGAAAAGCAGGATCAACAAAAAGCTTTGGCTAACGCCGGCGGAACTTGATGACGTTTTGGAGGCCATAATTTTTGTTGCTGGATGCAGCGCGGACGCATGGCCTATTGATGATATGGAAAAAGACGGCCGCAAGCGGTATCAGATAAGCGCGGCCGGATATTATGCCAGCGTGGGGGCTTGATATGGGAAAAACAAAAGAAGAATTGATCCAATACTTAGGCGAGACGCTGGCATTCGCCATCATGGCACCAACGGAACATACAGAAGACATGATGGTTAGCATGGCCAGCGCTATTGCAAACGGGTTTAGAATGTCTCGCAAAGACGTTAACGCAGCAAAAAAGATTGCATTGAAAATCACAAAGGAAAGGAAAACGGCAAATGTTCATTGAATTGAAAAACGTGAAGCATGCGGCGTTCGCTTCGCAGGAAACGAATTGTTTCGAAGCAACCGTTTACATTGACGGCAAGCGCGCCGGCACTGTCAGCAATGAAGGTTGTGGCGGTTGCAATTCATATCACCCGCAGGAACTTGAAGACCGCTTGAACGCCTACGCCAAAACGCTGCCGCCGCTCGAAGGTTATGGCAGCACCTTGGAGCAAGACGCGGATATTGTGATTGATGATATTTTCGTGAAGCACCTTGTTGCGGCGAACTATCGGCGCGCAATCAAGCGCGCGGTTTTGTTCAAAAAGGCGGACGGGCATTTGTACACCATCAAGCCAAAGTCTGGCACGGTGGCGGACTTGCTTGCGAAGCGGGACAAGGTGCCCGCGCTGGCTGCTGCGGTTGCCATTCTGAACTTGATGCCGGAACCCGAGGCGCTGAAACTGTACATCGCGGCATGACCTGACAGGGGCGCGGTCAGGCCCGCGCCCTTGTTTTCCTTGTTTTTTCACCCCCGGACAGGTGCCGCTTGGCGCGCGCCTGGACCCTCTTGCGCGCCCTTCGCATTGTGCGTTAGTGTCCGCAAATCAATTTATTAATGGAAAGGAAAATAACCATGCATTTTGAAGTCAAAGACACTTTTGATGCCGCCAATGGCACAAGCTTGAAGGGATACGTTCGAGCCACTTATGAAGAGGTGCGCGAAGCATTCGGCATCGCCCAGCGCGGACATGATGGCAAGACGCGCGCGAACTGGGTGATCGATTTCGGCGGAACCGTTGCAACGGTTTACGATTGGAAGCGCAGCGAGCCCCTATATCAGGTGCGGATTTGGAACATCGGCGGGCATGATCCGATTGTGGTGGACCTTGTGCGCGAAGAAATCGAAATCGCGCGCCACCGGCTGCACGACGAAGCGATGGGGTGCCGCTAATGTTGGAGCCCGGAAAATATTATATCGGCGACCTGTGCTATGTCCTGAACGATGCGCGCATGAACGAATTGTGCCGCAGGATGTACCCGGACGATTTCGCGACTATGGCGCGTCATTATGGCGAGCATACGCTGGCGGACGGAACGCGCCTTGCGGTTTTTGGCACGGCATACGGTGACGGATGCTATATCGATCAGAACGGCAAGACATATAGCGTTGATGCTGGCATCATTGGCTGCATGAAATTGAAAGATGTTGATGAAGCGCCAAGCGAAAGGCTTGGCAACGTCTACATGTTCCGCAAGCCGTTTGACACCAGCGCGAAAGATGGCGTCTTGACGTTCGGGCGGATTGTTATTGATACGAGGAATTGATCATGCGTGTTTTGATTGCATGCGAATATTCTGGAACCTCGCGGCGCGCGTTTGCCGCGAGGGGCCATGACGTTTGGTCCTGCGATTTGCTGCCGGCCGATGATGGAGGCCCAAACCATATTCAGGGCGATGTCCTGCCGATTCTGAATCAGGGCTGGGACATGATGATATGCCACCCGCCTTGCACCCATCTGGCTGTAAGCGGCGCGCGCTGGTTTAAAGATAAAAAGCAGCAACAAGAGGAAGCACTAGATTTTGTGCGCGCATTACTTGATGCACCCATTCCGCGCATTGCATTAGAAAATCCGGTCAGTGTTATCAGCAGCAGAATCAGGAAGCCTGACCAGATTATTCAGCCTTGGCAATTTGGTCACGGCGAGACAAAGGCAACTTGCCTATGGCTCAAGGGATTGCCACATTTAAAGCCAACAAATATTGTGGAAGGGCGCGAGGCGCGTATACATAAAATGCCTCCATCGCCCGACCGGTGGAAACTGCGCTCTACAACATTTACCGGCATTGCAGAAGCAATGGCCGAACAATGGGGAAAGTAAAATGATCAGTGCATTCGATAACATCGTGGAAACTTACGAAATGGATATCCGTGATTTGAATAAGTATGCCGACGCTCTGGAGCGTCAAGCGGCGGACCTTTACAAGGCGCTGGATGAAATGCTGGCGGCGGTGGAATGCGACCCGCGCGATTTCTATGAACGCGAGTATGAAACCTATCTGAACGAAACACTGGCACAGGCGCGAAACGTGCTGAAGGCTGCGAAAGGATTGTGCAATGCTAAGTAAGATGATGGATGAACCGGAACCCGAGGGCTGCGCCAATTGCGACCGGCTGGCTGCTGCACTGTCGGAAGCCTAT